TCACCAACTGCGGATCGCCAGCTCGCTGCGGGGCTGGCCACGCCCGCCGCCGACGGTGTAGTGGGTGGTCAGGCGGGTGGTACGCAGGCCGGCGAACAGCGCCCGGATGTCGGGATGGTCGTTGAGGGTCAGCAGCGCCTTGCCCTTGAGGCGGCGCATGGCGACTGCCAGGGCCTCGTACTGGTCCCAGCCGAAGGGGACGCCGTAGCCGGCGAGCTTCCAGTACGGCGGGTCGAGGAAGAAGAACGTCTCCGGCCGGTCGTAGCGCTCGATGCACTCCCGCCAGTCCAGGTGCTCGATGGTCACGTGCGCCAGGCGCAGGTGCACGGCGCTCAGGTCTTCCTCCAGCCGCAGCAGGTTGAGCCTAGGCCCGGCCTTGGGCGAGGTGCCGAAGGTCTGGCCGGTGGCGCGTCCACCGAAGGCCAGCCGCTGCAGGTAGTACCACCTCGCCGCTCGCTGGATGTCGGTCAGGCTCTCGGGGACGCGTTGCTGTTCCCAGAGGAATACCTGCCGGCTGGTCAACGCCCAGCGGAACTGGCGGATGAACTCGTCCAGGTGGTGCTGGACGACGCGGTAGAGGTTCACCAGTTCACCGTTGATGTCGTTGAGCACTTCGACGCGTGAAGGCTCCGGGCGCTGGAAGAACATGCCGCCACCGCCGGCGAAGGGCTCGACGTAGGTGGTGTGCTGGTTGTCAAAGAGCGGGAGGAGCTTGGGTGCCAGGCGCGTCTTGGCGCCGAGCCAGGGGAACATCGGTTTGGTCACGGTCTCAGCCTTTGAGAGGTCGATGGTGGAGGCTTGCCGGACCTTCGAAGGTGCACGGAGCCTCGGCTTGATCTCACGCGGCTGATGCGTGGTCGGGCGGTAGTCGCATGCTCCCACATGCGGCTGCCGCTCCGTGTCTTGGGTACTTGTCAGGTCGCTGCGCTCGTCGATGGATGGGCCTCCTCAGACCGAGCCGTCGACGGACACGTTGAACGTGCACGTCGAGTCCGTGAGGACCACGCCATCCGATGCGCGACGGATCTGCACGCGCACGGTGTCGATGGCGTCGTGCGACCCCGACGAAGGCCCGTACGGGCCCAGCGCCACGCTCACGTTGCGTTGCGTCGACAGGCTTACCCATGTCGCCGCGTCGTTCGTGATGGTACCGGGGCCGGTTCCGCCGCCCGTGTCCGTGACCGTCGCGAGCACTTGGTAATTGCTGACCGCGCCGCCGCCCGTGTTCCATGTACCAGTCGCGAGCGTGGAACTGCCGTTGTGTGACGTCGAACGGACGATGTCATACGTTCCGTCGATCTTGAGCCGCAGCGCGAGCGACGCCGATCCCTGCGACTGCGCGGGGACGGTTTCGCCTGCCGTGTACGTTGCGCCATCGAATGGCAGCGTGTACTTCGCTGTTCCCTTCGCGGCCCACAGCGTGCTGACGTCCGCGCCGGACGACAGACGGAAACCGACATCCGGAGCCTTGGTGCCGAATGCGATGGGCGCATACCTGTTCGCCAGATCGACGCCGTCGCTGGTGCGATGCCCGGTGTTGGCCGGCTTCGTGCCTTGCTGGTACGGATCGAACAGGCTGTCGAAGTCGACGCCCGCGCTGTTGCGGAAGCCGCTTGCCATCACGCGCCCGCCTGCGCCGCCGCGCGTTCGTTGAACATCACGTCGTATGCGGCTTTAACGATCAGCACCAGGCCGGCGGCGCTGACCTGGCTCAGGTCCGCGCCGGTCACGGGGTCGACGGTGCCGGCCGGCGCGAAGCATCGCGCGGCGATATCGGCGAGCTGCGCCTGCAGGATGTTGAAGTCGCCCGCCAGCGGTTGATAGGCACCGTTCACGAACAGGCTTTCGCGACCCTGAAACGACACGCTGCCGCTGCCGTCCTGCGGGTTGTAGAACAAATGGACCTGCTCGGCGATCATTTCGGCGTCGACGCCGGTGGCGATGTTGCGGACGCGTGCGTTCGTGGTCATGCGATCAGGCTCGCTTTTTCAATGGCGCGCAGGCGCGCGGACAGTTCTTGCACGGCCGAAATCAGGACCGGCACAAGCTGCGAATACTCGACGGACGCGTAGCGTTTGCCGTCGTGTTCGATGCCATCCTCGAACACGGCTTCAGGGACGACGGTTGCAAGCTGCTCGGCAATCACGAACAGGCGGCGCCGCCCGTCGGCGGTGAACTCGGGGATGTAGCGGCCGCGGCGCACGGCGATGGCGTCGATTTCGTCGAGCCCGTAGGGCAGCGGTTCCAGGTCGGTCTTCAGGTGTTCGGACGAGCCGACCTGAAAGCCGCCCGTCGCCGTCAGCGCGCCGGTCACGGCGACGCTGCCGTTGCCCAGAGTGATCTGGGACCACCCCGTTCCGCCGATCTTCACGGTACCGTCGTTGAACAACTTGAAGGGCGTGCCCCACGTGTTCGCGTTGACCAGACTGATGCCGTCGGATTCGCACCAGATGCCACCGCGTGCGGCACTCCCATCCGCCAGGTTGACGCACAAGCCCCATTGATTGTTCGCGGTGTTCACGCTCGCGCGTGTGGTGAACACCGGCGCATTCAGTGGCGCCTTCGCGTCCAGCGCCGCCTGCAGACCATTGACGTTGGCGATGGCGTGCGTATGCGCGTCCGGCGGGAACGTCGCCGGCTTACTGGTGACATCGGTCCATGCCGGCCAGCGCGTCGCATACACGGGAACGTTGATCAGGTCGGCCCAGTCGTGGGTGTGCGCGGTAGGCGTGAACGTCGCGGGCTTGCCGGTGACTTCCAGCCACGTCGGCCAGCGCGTCGCGGTTTCGGGTTTGCCCGTGATGGCACCCCACGCCACGCCGCCGCCGGTGATCGCCTGGATCGCCTGCCAGAGTTGGTTGTTGGCGTTCGGGTCGAGCGTCAGGCCGGCGCCGGTGATGACCGCGATGATCTCTTCCTGGATCGCGTTCATCGGGGCGGCCTTGACGATGGTGCCGGCCTCGCCGCTTTGCGGATCGAAGTCGTGGTACAGGCCATCGGGGGTGTCGATGCGCCGCATGTCATGCCTCCAGGAACTGGCACAGCGTGTGCGCCGGTTTCAGATCGTCGAACACCACCTGCAAGGCGGCGTCCGTGGTTGCGTCGGCGCCGGCGGGCCGCGAGGTGATGGTGACCTGCCAGACGAACACCACGTCCTCGCCGTAGAGGCGCTCGCCGCAATGGCTGATGCCGCAGCGGAAGGCTCGCGGCTCGGTGATCGCGACGCCGTAGCCCATGCCGGCGGCCAGGCGCGTGAAGTAAGGGATGGACAGGCCGCCCAGTGCTGCCAGCTTGGCCAGCACCGCTTGCGCACGCATGGCCAGGCTCGCGTCGGGGCGAGGCGTGATGGCCAGTGTGCGCTCCCACTCGGCGAGCGCCGCGTTGTCAGCCACCTGCGGGTCCATCGCGTCGGAGATCGCCTGCGCGCTGTCGATGGCCGCCTGCAGTGCATTGGCTTCGCCGGTGATGACGGCGCCCACCGTCTCGCCTTGCGGGTCGTAGGCGGTCGGCGGCAGCAGCGCACGCAGCAGATCGGCCAGCGTCACGGCATGACCTCCAGCGTGACGGTGCCGATGCGCGCCCATTCGATGTGCGTCGCATCGACCAGCGGCGTGACGTTGGCGGCGGGCGCGGTGAGCGTGCGGTCCACCACGCCAGCCAGACCGGAAATGATCGCTTCCAGGCGCGAGCGATAGACGATGTCGCCGGGCGCCAGCGCATTCACGGCGGTGGCCAACTGTGCGGCGGCATCCGCCTGAACGTCGGCCAGCGTGTAGCCATCCGCCAGCTTCACCTGCGCTGACACATCCACCGTGACCAGGGTGGGCGCGAGCACCAGGCTGTCCCAGGCAGTCACGGGCCGCAGATCGTCGATATGCGCCTGCACCGTGGCGATCAGTTCGGCCGTGGGCAAGCCGTCGGCGCTGACGATCGCCACGTCCACCGTGCCGAGCCCGCGACGCAGCGGGTACACGTACGCAGCCACCACGCCCGGCACGTCCAGTGCCCAGCGTTGATAGTCGTACTTGTTGCCGCCGGCCGGCGGCTGGCGGATGAGGCTCAGCAGGCGCTGCAGCAGGTCGGCATCGGATTCGGTGTCGGCACCGCCGGCGAGCGGCATGGTGATCGTTGCCGCAGCATCGACGCCGAGCGGCGGGCTGGTGAGAGTGACGGCGCCGTCCAGGCCATTGGCGGCCGCACCAGCGACGGCGGCTGCCACGCGCAACGTCGCGCTCCCGTCGGCACCGATCGGCGTGTCGGTGGTGGTCGACAGCAGAGTGCCGTTGGCATGCCGCACGGCCGTGCCCGCGGGCACGGTGGTGCCCGTCCAGCCGGTTACGCGGATCTCGCCCGTGGCCGCCACCGAAGGCTTGCGCGCCAGACCGCGAATCGCCGCATGGCGCTCCAGCGCCTCGCTGTCGGAGGTGTCTGGCCAGATCTGGCGGTACAGCCACGCCTGGTGCTGATAGATGCCCTCCACGGCCGCGCCGACGCCCGCGGCGCGCACGTAGTGGTCGCTGTCCGGGCCGATGTCCGCGTCCGGCAACAGGCTGCGGATGTCGCGCAGGATCGCGCTGCGGATGGCGTCGTAATCGGGCGTTTGAAGGGCCATCAGTGCACGCTCAAATCACGCTCACAGGATGTTCGAAGGTCTGCTGCCGGCCGCCGGCGTTCACTACCTCGATCCGCAGCAACAGGCGGCCATCGGCCGGACGCTCGGTGGTCACCACGATGCTGCGCGCCCGGCCGGCGTCGATCAGCGGCTGCAGCGCCTGCTCGGCGTACTGGCGAGCCAACACGGCGATGCGGTCCAGATCCTTCTGCCGGCGCAACTCGTGCAGGCGGCTGCCCAGCGCCGGGTCCGCCCACCAGCCGCCCAGCGGCACCATGAGCCGAAGGTAGACGGCGTTGGCCAGCGTGGTGATTCGCCCGCCTGTAAGGTCGCCCGTGCGCGGATCGATGCCTGCGTCCATCGGTCACTCCTGCTGATTCGGCGGCGCGGTGTTGCTGCCGCCGGGGCTGACGCCGCCGTGGGTGTGGGCGTTGTAGATGTCGCGGTCGGCCTGCATGCTGCGCACGCCGTCGCTCACGTCGCCGTCGGCGTGCGCATTGCCGTCGATCTGTGCGTCGCCGGTGAGTTCCAGACGCGGCGACTCGAAGCGCACCTTGGTGCCGGCCTGCACGAGCAGGGTGTCGGTGACCACCTCGACCAGGCGACCGCGCTTGAGGTGCACGTGGTCGCCTTCGTCGGTATGCAGCGCCACCTCGCCCGGCTGCAATTGGATGCGATAGCGGCCGTCGACGCTGGCGATGATCACGCCATGTGCGCTGGCCCCGCCGATCGGCAGCACGATCACTTCGGCGCCGGCCAGCGGCGCGCTGGCGATGCCGTAGTGCTGCATCAGCTCCACGGCCAGCTTCTCGCCGGCCAGGCCGGCCACCTGCGCCGGCGGCAGCGGCTGAGTGGCGTCGAGGCGGCGCAGCACGCCGCGCAGCGCCTGGCGCACGCCGGCCTGAGTCGCGGCCGCTGCACGGTGCATCAGGCGGTGCAGGCTCACTGCAGCCGCTCCATGTCGTCGCCGCTGCGCTTGCGCGGCCGCTTGGTGTGCGCCGTGACCACCCACGCCTTGTCCTCGCGCAGGCGCAACTCGGTGATCGCGCCGCTGCGGCGCGTCAGGCGCAGCGTGCGCGCCATCAGGAAGAAGGTGCCATCGAGGCCGTGGGGTTCGCTGACCAGGCGCACGCGCTGGCCAGGCGTCCACACGGCGCCGCCGCTGGCGCGCCAGCCCGGCACCAGCGCCACGGCCTCGAAGCCGGCCATCTCGCTGTCGGCCAGCAGCTTCTGCGCGCGGGCGCGCGCGAGGTCCGTGCTGTCGCAGCCGCTGTCCAACACCACGCGCGGGCGGAAGATGCCACGCCGCGCGAGCGCGGTGTCCTGGATCTTCGCCTGCAGCGTGGTGCGGTCGGTGTCCCAGCCGTCGCCCTCGAAGGCGCCGTGCTGGCCGAGCACCGTGACCTGGCTGTAGCGGTCGGCGATCGAGCGCCGCACCGACAACCGTTCGACGTTGTTCCCGGTGGCGGCCGTGCCGGTGCGCAGCACGAGCACGCCGACGGGCGGCGTCGCATAGTCGGGGCCGCCCACCACCAGGCGCCCGTCCGGCTCCATCCACGGCCACAGCCCGTTGGCCTCGGCGACTTGCTGCAGGGCCTGCCAGGCGGACTGGCCCGGCTGCACCTGGATGCGCCGACGCACCTTCGCGGTGTCGGTGCGCAGTTCGATGCGGCTGACGCCGAGCGGCTTCACCACCTGGTCCACGATCTCCTGCAGGCTGGCCTCGCGCAGGCTCACGAACGGCGTCGAGCAATCGACCAGCGGCGCGGCGAGATCGCGACCGACGATGCGCACGGTGTGGCCGCGCCGGTCCACCTCGTGTTCCACTTCGTCGATCACGCCGGTCAGCACGGCGTCGCCGGCGAGGTCCAGCGTGCAGGGCGCGCCCTCGGCCACCTCCGGCGGCAGCGTCGGCGCGCCGCGCGTGTACAGCTCCAGCTCGAAGGCATCCGCCGGCGTGAGCAGGTCGCTGTCCACCGACCAGCCGGTCCAGGTGTCGTTGGCCACGCCGCCCACGGTGAGGCGGATGCGTTCACTGGGCGTAGGCACGCAGCACCTCGCCGGCCTCGATGTCGTAGGGCGTCCGCAGCGTCGGGTTGAGGCGCAGCAGCTCGGGCGCGCGGCGGTGGTCGCCGTACCAGCGGTGCGCCAGCAGGCGCAGGCAGGCGGCCGAGGCGGCCGCGCGATCGACCAGCGGCGGCCGCGCCACGATCACGCCACGCGCCGCCGCCTGCAGCAGCGCGGCGATGTTGCGCATCGGCTCGATCACGTCGAGCGCAGGCTCCACGGCGTACAGGCGCCGGTGCAGCAGCGCCGCGCCCTCGAGGAGCGCGCGTGCGCGGCCGGCGAGCAGGTCCACTTGCGTCGGCGTCAGCGTCGGCGTGGCGCGCTCGGCATCGAGCACCTCGGCGGTGATGCCGGCGACGGACAGCGCCTGCTGCGTCGCCGCCAGCGTGACCAGCGCCAACCCTTGCGCCGCCACCGGATCGGCGGGCAGCCCTTGCGGCACGTCCAGGCCGCCGTCCTGCGCGGTCGCCGCGAGCTGCGGCGTGCTCGCGCTGCGCGCGGCCGCGAGCACGGTGGCCCACGCTCGCTGCGCGATGCCTGGCAGGTCGCCGGCGCCGGGTACCTGGTTGGGCAGCGCAGCGCCGGTCAGCAGCCGCGGCGCGTCGGCGCCGCCCGTGGCAGTGCGCGGCATGGACGCCTCGATCAGGTCGGCCATGTCGGTGGGCACGCGGGCCGGCACGCCGACAGGGTCGAAGCTGGGTACGGCGGCCCCCGTCATGCCGGCGAGGCTCGACAGCACGCCGAGCGTCTGGCTGCGCAACTGCGCCAGGCGCAAGCCGATGCCGGGCAGGCCCAGCAGGTGCTCCGCCAGACTTACCCAACCGGCGCCGATCAGCGCCTGCACCTGCGCGGCCAGGCTGTCCACGCGGCTGAGCAGGTCGCGCAGCCGGTCCTGCCAGTCGATGCCGTCGTCGACGCCCGCCGCCAGTGCGCCCTCGGCCGACTGGAACACGCGCCCGAAGAACTGCGGATCCTCGACGGCCTCCACCAGCGTCATGGCGACTTCGGCGTAGTCGGGGCGCTCGGCGTTGTGGCGCACCTGCCACTGCTCGGGCAGCACCGTGACGCTGCCGTACACCGGGTGGATCAGCGTGGCCTCGCCCGGCGCCTCCAGCGCGCGCAGCAGTGCCTGCAGCGCTGCCTCGTAGGCGTCGCCGAAGCACACCGCCTGCAGCTCGAAGCGCCGCGCTTCGCGGCCGAGATCCTCGACGGTGTCGCCGTCGCGGTACGGCATGCCATGCTGCGCCAGTGCGCGCCGCGCCGCCAGCGTGTCGTCCAGCAGCTGCACCGGCACGTCGCGGTAGCTTGCATCGAGCAGGGTGTCTTTCCAGCTCATCCGCGCCGCGCCTCCCGCTCTGCGCGCTGCACCACCTTGGCGTGCAGCTCCGGCGTGTCGCTGGTCACTTCGATGCGCAGCGGCTTGCCGAGGATCGACTCGAAAGCGCGCCGCGCCGCGTCCAGCGCGGCGGTGACCTGCTGAACCTGGTCGGGCGATGCGCTCTTGCCAGCAGCGGGGCTGTCCAGCTTCGCTGCCTGGCTCGCCACCCAGCGCAGGTAGTCGTCGCGCGGGCCTTCGTTCAAGCGCTGCCACCATCCGCGCGTATCGCCGTGCTGTGCGCGCCACTGCTCGAAAGGCATGCCCTGCATCACTGCCTGGCGCGCGCTGACCTCCTCGGGCGTCAGGTGGCGTCGCTCATCGAGCGGTTGCAGGCTCGCGTAGCGGCCGCCGGCGCGCCATTTGCCGCTGTCGATCGCGTTCTCAATAGCACTCTCGCGCTGCACTGCCGTGACGGCTATGGCACTGGATACGGTGATGGGTACTACCGCGCCGCCGATGACCTTGGCAGCGGTGCCCGTGGGTACAACCGACGGCGTTCCACCGCTCGCAGCAGCGGGCGCGCCACTCCAGTTCGTGACGAACACCGGAAGCACGCCGGTCGCGTCATGCAACGCGCGACCGACGGCGATGTTCCGCAATGTATCGGTGCCGCCATCGAGCCACTTGCTGATCTTGCCCAGACCGTACTTGCCGAAGCGGCCAAGGGAGTGGGCGCCAAGGCCTGCTACGAAGGTGCCACCGATCAGTTGCTCGCCACTCAGATTCAGGTCGTCGAGCAGGTAGCTGCCAGCATCCGCGAATGCCTTGTTGATCGGCTGCGCCATGCGATCGATCGCTTCGCCGAGCGTGTTGCGCATGCGGCCGGCGACAGCCGTGGCGCTGGCGCGGTTTTCAGCGAGATCGCGGCTCGCCACACCATGCGCCTGTGCCACCTGTTGTTGCGTGCCGCGGAACGTCTGCAGGTTGTTGCCGGTCAGCAGAAACTGGATGCCCTTCTGCGTATCCAGATCGGCATGACCAAACGCCGCTGAGATGAAGCGCATGCGCTGTCGGTCGGTGCCGAGCTTGTCGTAACGACCTTTCAGGTCGGCAAGCACGTCGACGATGTCGCGTCGCGAGCCGTCCTGATTGAAGAACCGCACATGCGTAGCCTTCTCTGCAGCGCGCATGTAGTTGGCGTTCGACCATAGGCGCAACGTGGATTCGCCCAACGTCGCCAGACGCTCGGGCTGCATCTCCAGGCCGGAAAGCGTCTCCACCAAGGCCAAGGTCTGCTCGAAGCCGAGTCCGGCGCGCGTAGCGTTGGGGCCGATGCGAGCAAAGATGTCGGACAGGTTCTCCAGTTCAGCATTGCCCGCGCGACCAGCCACGATCATCTTCTCCAGCATGTCGAGCGCGCGGCCAGGTTCGGCAAGGTCGAAGTTGAATGCCTTGGCACCCACCAACAGGCCGCGTGCCAGTGTGGTGGGATCGGCGTCACTGATCGTGCTGCCAACGTCGACGGCCTTGATGGCTTCCTTCGCTGGTTGGTAGGAGAGGCCAGATGCGACGAACGTGTCGAAACCTTCGCGCAGACGGTCCACGTCGTTGCCATTGCTGCGGCCTAGCTGGAACAGCAGGGTACGCAAGTCCGCCTGTTGCGCCGGCGTCATGTCGGCGGTTTGGCGCGTGCGGATCAGCGCGCGATCCAATCGCGCGCTGGCGACCACGGCCTGCCCGGTCTTGAAGCCGACGCCCAACGCGGCCAGCTTGCCCATGGTGCTGTCGATCGCGCTCTTGATGTGCTTCAGCTCGCTGCGCACCGCGCGGCCCATGATGCGGAACACGCCGCCGCTGTCGCCCACGCGGCGCAGCATGCGCTTGATGCGGTCGCCCAGGCGGTCGGCTTCTTCGCCGGCGCGACGCTCTTCGCGCACGCCGTCCTGCATGCCGCGCTTGATGGCGTTACCGGCCGCGCCGCCGCTGCGCTTGACGTCGGCCAGCGCATCGGCGGTGCCTGCGGCGGCCTGGCGGATGGCGGCGGCTTGCGCGCTGGCGGCCTGCTTTACCTGCGCGCCGGCGGTCTGCGCCGCCTTGCCGACATCTCGTGTGGCGCGGCCGAGGTTCTGCGTGGCTTCGGCGGTCTGCTGCAGTTCGCGCTGGGCCTGTTTGCCCTCGGCGCGCACGCTCAAGCCGACTTTCATCTCGCTCATCAGGCAGTCTCAACGACGGCGGCGGGTGCTGACGTAACGCTTGCGGGCGCCGGGCGTGCGCCCGGCGAGCAGGTCGAGGCGTGTCTCGATCTCGGCGCGGGTCATGCGCCGGATGTCGGCGAGGGCGTAGCCGTGACGGACGAGGGCGTGCTCGACGCGGCGCCAGTCGAGGAGCCCGGCCTCGGCGGCGCGAACCTTTTTCCCAGCTCGGCGTCCGCGCGCTCCAGCTCGGCCATGTCGATTTCGGTCAGTTCGCTGCGCAGCAGCTCCAGGGTGATCGCCTCTGCCGGAATCTCGCCCAACTGCAGCAACTGACGGCGGTAGAGGTCCAGCGCGACCAGCCGCACCAGCCCCTGCGGGTGGGCCTCCTGCGCGTCGACCAGGTCGCCGGCCAGCGGCACGCGCAGGGTGTAGTCGCGGTGGCGCGTGCCGGCGTACAGCACGCCGATGGGCAGCGTGCCGCTGATGGTGAGTCCGTCCCAGCGTTTGTCGCTCATGCCTTGTCCTCGATGTCGATGAGTTGCCCGATCCAGAACTGGAACACGGGCGGGTGGTCGGGATAGCGCAGCGCGTGCAGCGTCGCTTCGATGTGATGGAATAGCGTCATCACGGCCTCCATCGGCGCCCATTTGGCTGCGACCACGGGGCTGAAGGAATCCAGGTCGCCGATCCAGATCGGCACGCCGAAATACTTGCCGTGGTGCGTGAAGCCGGCGGCGCGCGCTTGCCTTGCGGTCATGTAGCCGAGCATTCAAAGCTCCGTCGAAGCCGCGGGGCGCCCGTGGCCGGTGGCGCCCCGCGATCGCTTCCTCCCGCCTCGTTGCCGGCATGGCGGGCCGTCTCCCGGCGCTGCGTTATTCGGTGTAGTAGTTCAGCGCGCCCAGCGTCAGGTCGCGCGTGGCTTCGTTGTCGCTGCCGAACTTGCTGCCGACCTCGACCAGGAACACGCCGGTGTAGGTTTCGCGCTTGCCGCCGCCGTCCTGCGGGTAGATGGTCAGCTTGGCGTCGAGCATCGCGCGCCAGTCCGGCTCGCCCGATTTCGGGATGGCGACAGTGACCTTGAGTTCGTATTCCTCGATGCCTTTCGCGTGGCCCAGCGCGCGGCCGGTGCGGTTCATGGTCTTGACCACCTTGCGGTTGGTCTTCACGTTCGGCTCGAAGCTCTGCACCTCGTACTCGACGCCGTTGATTTCGAGCACGATCAGTCCGACGTAGATATCGGCCATGGTCCGGGGTCCTCTCAGAGCAGCAGGTCGACGCGGGCCGCGAACACGTGCAGGCCGTTGACGACGTCGGTGGGGATGCTGGCGTTCAGCCGGCTGGGGTCCTGCGTCGAGCGCTCGACCACCAGCGCGGCGGCATTGGCGTCGACGTTCTCGACGATCTCCAGCTCCTCCAGCTTCTTCAGCACGTCCAGCAGCTCGCTGCGCACCTTCTCCGGCGTGGCGCCGGACAGCTTCGAGCGAGGGAAGCGCTGGACGATGCGGTCGCGGCAGGCGCGGCGCACGTAGTACAGGGTGCGCATGGTAGTGAGGTCGAGCAGGGCGATGTCGGCGCTGCCGGCGGCGTTCTTGGTGTAGGTGCTGATGGCGCGCACGATCTGCACCACCTCGCCGGGACCGACCTCCAACGGCGAGACGCCGTTGGCCAGGCAGGTTTCCTGCTCGGTGCGGGTGAGGCGCGAGGCCAGCGGCGGCGGCGCGATGCCGGTCAGCGGCAGCGTGTTGAGCGGCCGCGCCGGATCCTGCTCGCTGGCGATCACCGCGGCGTAGGCGGCGGCGATCTCGGCGGCGCTGCTGGTGCTGCCGGGCAGCAACGCCAGCGTGATGGCGCCGGCGTTGAGCGCCGTGGCCAGCGTAGTGGTGGCGGCCAGCGTGTCGGTGCTGGCGGCGACGCCGAGCACGGCCTGCTGGTTCACCGCGTCGGTGACCGACGCGATGTGCGTGCGCAGTGCGGTGAGCGCGACCTGGCTCTGCCAGGCGCTCACCAGCACGTCGAAGCCGGCGGCGGCGATCGCGTCGAGCGCCGCGGTGATGTCGGGCTCGGTCACTTCGTCGGCCACGCCGATGCCGATGCACGAGAGATCCAGGAAACGGTTAGCCGTCACCGCCGCCTGCACCATCTTGGCCGCGATGGTGCCGCCGAACAGCACGCCGGCGGCGTCGGCGTCGTTCACCTGGATCGGCGTCAGCGGCGCGGCGGTGCCGATGGCGGCGCCCGCCGTCAGCAGCGGCACGATCAGGCACACGCGCTGTGCGTTCGCCGGCAGCGTGCGCACCGCGAGCGCGGTGTTGAACTCGATGTACGTGCCCGGCTTGCGCAGGGACGCCGGGATGGTGTCGAACTGGATGGTCATGCTTTGCTCCCCTTCTTGGGCGCGGGCGGCGTGGCGGCCTCTGCCGGCGGCGCGGCCGGCGCGTCGACGCGCACCAGCTCGCCGGCGGCGAGCCGACGACGGTAGTAAGGCGTATCCGCGACCTCCTGCGGTTTCGCCTCGATGTAAGAGCGAGGGGCGTGTTCCATCGGCACACGCAGGCCGTCGGCGGCGCGCACGCGCATCACGGGTTCTCCGGTGGGTCGACGCGGTCGGCGGCATCGGCCTGGCCGTCGTCGGGTTGCAGGTAGTAGCTGAGGTCGATGCCGGCGATCGGCAGGGCATCGGTGGGCTCCGGCACGCTCCAGTCGTTGGCGACGCGGAACGTCTGCCCGAGCACGGACAGGTGATCGCTCTGGAAACTGCCGCTGACCAGGTTGTTGAACTCGGTGGGCTCGCAGCCCGGGCGGTCCGCCCACGGCTGCCAGCCGGCCAGCAACTGCATGCAGCTCGCCCACAGCGCGTAGGTGCCCACGCCGGTCGCATTGCCGCGGCGCGTGTCGCGCTCGCTGCGCGGATGGCGCATGGCCATGACCAGGCGGAAGGTGATGGCCATGCCGAAGCGCCGCGCGGCGCGGCGCTCGAAGGTCACCTTGGGCACGGTCACCAGCACGGCCGGGCCGCTGCGCACCAGGTTGGCCAGCAGGTCGGGATCGGACAGCTCGCCGCCGTAGCCCTGCAGCACGATGCGCGGCTGCGCGGCGCGCAGCGCTTCCAGCCGGGCCAGCACCGCGTCTTCCAGGGCGTCGAGCATCACAGGTCTCCCAGCGTGTCGCGGCTGAACAGCCGTACGCGGCTTTGCACCTGCACGGTGCTGCCGGCACCGCCGACGCCCGCGCCGGCCTTGGCGTCTTCCTCGGCCAGCGTGCGCAGGCGCGCGATCACGTCCTGATAGCGCAGGCGCACCGTGGAATCCTTGGCGCCGGCGGTGTCGTAGAGGTGGTAGCGCGCCAGCTCGGCCAAATCGTCGGCGAGCCACGCCGGCGGCGCGGCGGTGTCGGCACGGAAGCGCAGGTAGTAGCCGGCCTCGCTGCCGGCGCGCTCGATGGCGACGGCGATGCGCGCCAGCGCCGCCTGCGCGGCGGCCTGCTGCTCGGGCGTCCACGCGTCCAGCGGATCGCCGGCGGCGGCCGCGCGCAGCAAGGCCGGCTCCACCGCCGGATAGTCCTTGGGCGTGGCCACCTCGGCGATCTCGCCGACGGCGTAGTGCGCCAGCAGGTCGCTCGCGCTGGGCAGCGTGAGGCTCACTTGCCGGCCTTCTTCGCTGACTTGGTGTTGCCCTCGGGTGCTTCCGCCTTCACCGGCTCGGCGTCGCCCTCGGGCGCTTCCGCCTGGCGCTCCTCGACCACCAGCATCGGCTCGCGGTGCAGCGCGGCGAGCTGGTCGGTGTCGAACGCGTCGGCGGGCACGGTGGTGGGCGCGGTGGACCAGGCGCGGCCGGCGCGGCGGAAGCCGTCGCGCTTGGCGGTCACGGTGATCAGGGTCTGCAACGGCATTTCAGGCTCCTTCAAGCGGCCGGCGGCGCGTGGCCGCCGGCGCATGTCGATGAACGGCGATCAGCTCGCTCCGATCCGGGCTCAGGTCAGCCAGGGCGTGACCAGCAGATCGGCGGTGCCGGCCCACTGGTTGCCGCCTTGCGCGTCCTTGACCAGCAGGCTGCGCGCGGCGCCTTCCAGCGAAGGCGGCACCACCAGCAGGTTCGGGCGGATGCCCAGCGGGCGGCCGCCGTCGGCGGTGTAGCCCTGCATGGCCTTGCGCGCGGCGGCATAGCCGGTGGCGTCGAGCGCCTGGTTGCTGGCGAAGGCGAACTGCCAGAAGCCGAAGCCCACGTTCACGCGCGCATCCACGCCGTAGCGATACTTCTTGCTGGTGAACACCGCCTCGTCGTCCTGCTTGGTCATGGCCGCGAGGTTGTAGTCGCGGCGCTTCTGGAAGATCACCGGCTTGAGCGCGCGGCTGACGTCCAGCAGGTACCAGGTCGGGTTGTTCGGCCGCGCGACGGTGTCCACGTCGGCGTTGGCCACCGACACCGCCACGCCCGTGCCGTCCGCGTTCGGGTAGACCGGGTGGTCGGTGTCGAAGAAGTTCTGGCCGTCGTAGCACAGCGTGCTGGTGCCGGCCTTGAGCAGCGCGAACACCAGCTCGTCCGGATGCGCCTTGGCGGCGCGGCCCATCTCGACGAACAGCGGCTTGTAGATGCCGATGTTGTCGTCCTCGATGTCGTCGCGGTCCACCGCGACCGACGACTCGAACGACTTGTTGTCGATGCTGTAGCCGTGCGCCGCGAGGTCCTTCAGCACGCGGTCGCCGACCCATTCGCGGAACTGCGGGAACTGGCCAAGCCAGCCGTAGGTGTTGCTCTTGCTGGTCGACGGGACTTCGGTGGCGATCTTCTGCCAGTCGGTCGGGGTGTCCGCCTGCGCGCGCTGGAATTCGGCGCGGAAGGCGACGAAGAGCGCGGTGAGCGAGGAAGGCGTGATGATCATGTCGGTGGTGTCCTCGTGGTGGCGCTCAGGCGCTCTTCGCCTTCGCGTAGTCCTCGGCGCTCATGCCGAAGGCGCGGGCGACGGCCTGCTCCTCGGCGTTGAGCGCGGTGGCGGTGCCGGCCGGCTTGCGGCCGTCCAGGCCGGACGGGTCGGCGATGCCGGGCGCCGTGGCGACGAACGCCTTGAAGCGCTCCAGGCCGTCCTGCTCGGCGCAGGTGGCGCGGTAGTAGTCGGCGCTGGCCGGCGCGATCTTGCCGGCCTTGAGCGCGGCATCGATCGCGGCGTCCACGGCTGCCTTGTGGTCGGCCCGCTTGCGCTCGGCCAGCGCCTGCTCGGCATTGGTGGCGCGCGCCAGCACCTGGTCGTAGTCGGCGCGCGGCACGTACTTGTCCAGGCTGGGGGTCTGCTCGCGGTTCGCCGCCGTGGCGGTGGCCTTGAGTTGGTTCACGGCGGCGACGGCCGCCTCGTCGGTGGCGTCGGTGGCGAGACCGAGCGCCGCGGCAAGAGCTGCGGAAAGGGACACGGAGGGGTTCTCCTGGTTGAGGGCCTTGAGCGGCAGGTTGGGCTTGTTGGTCAGCGCCGCGCTGACGAGACGCACGATGCGGCCGGTGGCCGGCTCGTACTCGAACACGGGCGAGAGGAAGCGGTACTCGCGGTCGGCGATCTGCTGCGCGGCGCGCGGCGTCCACTCGACGCGGCCCCACAGCGCGTTGCCGTCGCGCAGCTCCAGCTGCTGGGTCCAGCCGGCGGCAGGGGCCTCGAGGCCGTTCGGGGCGCGGGTCTCGCTGGCGTGTTCCCAGTCGATCAGCAGATCGATGCCGCGCTGCGCGAACGCGGCGAGCACGGCGTCGGCCGCGGCCGGGTCGAAGGTCCAGCGGCGACCGTCGCGGCCGACCACGTCGGGGCCGGCGGGAATCAGTTCCACCCACGTCGGCGCCGCGCCCTCGGCGGAGGGCATCAGCTCGACGTTCAGGGCAAAGCGGTGCGTGCGATGCGGCATGCCGCCATCGTGGCGAGCGGCATGCGGGGCGGGGTTTCAGGTGGGTGTAAGGCTAGCCGATCAGCGGGAGCTGGTCGCCCACGCGTTCCTTGTGCTCCGCAACCTTGACGATCGTGCGCTCGGTCTTGAGGTTCGGACCGGAGCGGATCTGCGTCACGCGCAGGTCCACGATCAGCACGTCGCCCTTGCGGAAGGGCTCGCCGGCATCCACCCGGCGCAGGAACGCTTCATCCTCGATGGCGATGGGGACCGAGTTCTGGCCGTCCCAGAATCGCCACTTGTTGCCATCCTTGAAGCTCGGCATCTCGATCATGAGCGCTTGCCGCACGACATTCTCCAGAAGAAGCTGGTCGGTGTCGATGCGGCGGTAGTAGGAGGCCTCGCCCTGCTGCACCGAAGCGAGAGGCGCCCCTTGGGCATCGGACACGCTGACCGACTCCATGCCCGGTCGATCGAGCGCGCCGGCGACGAACGTTTGCACGGCCTCGCCGGCGCGACTGTTGAGCGTCAGAGCCAGCGACTCGATGTTGATGGTGATGACCTGCCCGGTGTTGTTGGTGACATGCACCGAGCGGTCCGACGTGTGCTCGACCTTCGCCGGCGCCTGTCCGTGGAGAAAACGGTATAGCCCCAGTGCTTCCTTGATGGTGGTGAGCAGGCGGCCCGTGTCGGACGTCGTGGCAAGGACGCTGGCGGCGGCGCCGGCCAGGTGAAACATCAGGTCCGTGGCGAACGATCCGCGCTGGAAGGCGCGCACCTCAGCGCGCACCTCCGTCTGCTCGCCGAAGACGCCGTGCGCGGCCGCGACGACGAAATCGGAAAAGGCCACCATGTTGGCAGCGGCGGCATACACGTCCATCGCGCCGGCCTCGACGGCCGTACCGGCGTAGCGCAGGACAATGCTGGTGCTCATATCTTCCATTCCGTGGCCTCCCCGTTCCCGATGCGCAAGCCTAACGGGCGCCAGAGGCATTTAAAACCCGTTTAACGGCCCGGCCCGCCCCGCCGGGAATACCCCAACCGCACCGGAGCCCTCCGTGGCGCTCACAGGCCCGCTCAGGCGGTCGCCCCGTCGAGCAGGTAGCCGGCCACGATCCGGCCCAGTTCGGCGAGGTCGTCGTCGGACACGCCGATGAAGGGCCTCGGCGGCAGGCCGGGGTGGTGGACGGCGGCGACCGGATGCGGCAGACCCGGCCACCACAGCGCCTTGCCGTGCTTCGGCCGAAGGGTGCGCGCGGGCAGGCCGAACTGCTGGGCGGCGGCATAGACGACGTCGGTGCCGAACTGCAGCGTGTCGCCGGCGAGCTGGTAGCGCAGGCTCTGGCGCAGGCGCTGGCTCTCGCGCAGGATGCCTGGCCCGCGCTTGCGCGCCAGCGTGCTGGCGGCCAGCGGCGCCCAGGGCGCGCCGTTCGGCGCCACGCCCTGCGCGAAGCGCCGGTCGTGGGATTCCAGCAGGTACTCGCCGAACTCGCGCAGCGCGTCGGCCAGGTCGCCCGCGCGATCGGCGATCCTGGCCAGTTCGGCACCGGCGCGGCCGTCGACGCGGACTTCGATCATCGCGCCGGCCATGACGCCCCCTCGCTTGCGGCGCGATCGGCGGGGCGTACAATGACCCCACGGACGCGGTGTTTCCAATGGGAACGGTTACGGTGGTCCGCCAGCGTATTATCCGGTTCGAATCCGGCCCGCGTCCGCACTACTTCACCTCCCCGGCCAGCCGCACGTACTTCGCTTCGGCCAGGTTGTAGGCCTCCACGATCTCCACCGTGACCAGCCAGTTGGCCGCCAGTTGCGCCTTGCGCATGGCGCGGCCGCCGCGGCGCTCGTCCAAGCGGAACACCGCCTTCACCCAGCGCCCGTCCTGCAGCGCCCAGGCGTAGATCAGCGACGGCGCGGCGTTGCGCTGATCCGGCGGCGCCGTGTCCCACAGCACCGTCGTGGCCGGGTCGGCCAAACGCTGTGGCAGTTCCTTCAGCGCCTGCGCCAGCCGGGCGTCGACGGCGCCCGTTGCCGAGCGCAGCGCGTGGTAGACCTGCGTATCGTCGGCGCCCAACAGCGCGGTGTCGGCGCGCGGTGCGACGAAGCGGCGCTCCTCCAGCCCGGCGCCGGCTTCCAGCGCCTGCGCCACCTGCGGCCGCAGGAACCCCAGCGGATGCGCCGTGCCTTTCGGCTGCCGCGCCAGCGCGGCCGTCTCCCCGACGGCGCGCGTCACGACGGCCGGCCAGTCCGCGAACAGGTCCGTCGGCCGCCGCTGCGCGTCGGCCAGCACCGCGTCGCGCCACGCCGGCGGCAGGCCCATCACGCGCTGGCCGAAGCGCACGGCGGCCGGCATCGAGCGCGCGGCCGTGCCGACGTTGTAGTCGAAGCTCTTGTCGACGCCGGCCGGCTGGCCGTCGGCCTGTGGCGGATCCTCGGGCGCGGGGTCGGGGCCGTCCTTGCCGCGCGCGGCCAGATCCCGCGGCGACAGCGCGCGCACGGTGCACTTGCAGCCCCAGCCGTTGGGCGGATAGTGCACGCCCCACCACGGATCGTCCGCCGACAGCACCTTGCCGTTCCACGCCAGGTGTTGGGGGCGCGGATGCGCTTCGCCGTCGGCGTGCACGTACTCCCAGTACGGGCGGCGGTGCTTGATCGCCTGCAACTGCTCCCAGCGTCCCGCCTGGTAGCTGGTGCGCAGGTTCGTTTCGGCGATGATGCGGCTGCGCCAGTTGCGCGAGCCGCGGTAGCTCCAGCCGTACTTCGCCACGATGCGATCGAAGTCGGTGCGGAACTGCTCCAGCGTGGCGCCGGCCTGGTACTGCTCCACCGCCTGGCGGAAGTCGTCGAGCATGTCCATGCGGGTCACGCCGGCGACCATGAAGCCGTGCGCGTGATCCTCGCGCTGCAGGTCGTCCCAGCGTTGCGTGGGGACGTTGACCTTGCGCTGGAAGAAGGCCGCCTGCTCCTTGAACGGCAGGTTGAAGGCGCGGCCCTGCGGGTCAGCCACCGCCGGCCTCCTGCAGGATGTCATAGCGGCCGGCCATGCTGGCGGCGGTGAGCGCCTGCTGCATGGCGCGCGCGTAGTCGTCCAGGCTCAGCTCACCGGTGAGCGCCAGCAGCCCCTCGCGGATCTCGTCGAACGATTGCGCGCGCTGCACCAGCGCGTGGATGCGGTCCAGCCACGCATCGGTGGTCGGCTGCAGATCCTGCTCGAGCTGGCCGGTCATGCGATCGGCTGTGTCGGCCGGCGCCGCGGCCGGCTGCTCGCGGTTTGCCGCAGTGGCGGTGGGCGGCGCCGCCGTCGGCTGGCGCAGTAGCACGGCGCCCTTGTCCGGGTCGGGCAGGCCCAGCTTGTCGCGGATCACGCTCTGCTCGACTTCCAAACCGAGCGGCACCAGCTTCTGCAAGGCGTCGACCAGGAGCTGCGTGTTCTCCGGCTTCGGCACCACCAGGTCCAGGCGCGGATAGCGGCCGGCCTGCCCGAAGTTCAGGTCGATGAAAGGCCGCACCAGTTGCCGTTGCAGCGTGTTCGAAAGCGCCTTGGCGTCGGCGGTGAGAATGTCCAGGCGCACGAGCTGGTGCACCTGCGCCTGGGCCAGGCTGGCGCCGTCGTCGGCGGTCATGGTCTGGCCGAGCACGCCCTTGCTGACTTGCTTGTCCCACCACTCGGCGAGCGACCGGAAGAACTCGCCGGCGCCCTGCGTCTGCGCGGCCTGCTCGAAGTCGATGCGCATGCTGTCCGGGATCGCCGCCGCCGCATCGCTGCCGAGGTTGGCCACCGCCGCCAGCAGCTTGGCGATGTCGTCCTCGCTCGCGCCCGGCCCGTAGCGGCCCACGCGCATGGGCAGGCCGTAGATGTCGGCGAACGCCATCCAGTCGCGCCACGTCCACGCCTTGCACATGTACGCCACGGCGGCGAGGCGCGCCAAGCCGCCGCGGATCGGCAGGCCGGCGCGAATGCGCGGCAGGTGCACGATGAACTTGTACGGCGCCAGCGGCACGCCATCGACCAGGTCGGACGCATCAAGCAGGCGCAGCTCGCGGCCGGTCTCGCGGTCGAACTGGAAGAAGCGCGGGTCGCGCGGCGCGTAGCGCTCGGGCATCCACGTCTTGCCGCTGCGATCCCACAGGATCTCGCTCACCGCGTAGCCCTTGCCGAGCGCATCGACCAGGTCGGCCACCAATTCGCCGAACTCCGGCGCGGCCACCACCTCGCGCAGCGCGTCGGCGCGGCGCACGTCGTCGGCGTCGTCGCTGGCCGCCTCCACGCGCACATCCAGCGCCGACAGTGCCAGCTTGCGCGTGCCGAGCACGCTGGCGTAGTGGAGATCGCGCTCCTCCATCTCCTCGGCCAGCGTGAGGTAGTCGTAGGCGTTGCCGTCGGCGGCGCCCTGCAGGATGTCGGCCAGCCGCGTCGGCGTGAGCCCGTTGGCCACCGACGGGTACCACACCTGGCGGATGCCGGTGATGCTGGGAGCCGCCAGCTCCTCGGTGAGCGTGTCGAGTTCGATCGGGCGGCCGTCGGGGCCGAGGATGCGCGAGATGGCCATGGTCAGAAGATACCCTTTGCGGCGCGCCAGCCGGCGCCGCGCTTGATCGCGCGCGGCAGCTCGGCGTCGGGCGCGATGCGGTGGTACGCGAAGGTTTCCTGCCCGCCGCCGGCGGCGTTGACGGCGAGGAAGCACGCCCACGCCCGGTCGGCGTGGCCGTTGCTGTCGGCGTCGGCGACGAAGCGCGGCGCGCCGGTCGGGCTGCTGACCCGGCGCAGCTTGTGCAGATCCGCGCGCAGCTCGTTGCGCCCGGCGGGAATGCGCAGGCGCCGGTCCTCGAAGTGCTCGCGGCCGCGCGTGGCGAGCGTCAGCTTGTTCGGGCCGGTGAACAGCACGCCCTCCACGCGCGCCTCGCCGTGGCGGCGCCTGGCGTCCTCCACCGGCTTCTCGCCCATGCCCGTCTGGTCCATGCAGGCCCGCAGCACGCGGTAGCGGCGGAATACGTCGTCCAGCAGCATGTCCTGCTCGGCGAAGCTGGCGCGCTTGCGCTCGACGATTTCGCGCGTCCACAGCACGTCGCCGACCTGCTCCAGCACCCAGATCACGAACAGGTCGTTGCGCGCAGCGATGTCCACGCCGATGAAACACGGGCCGCCCTGGTAATGCTCGGGCATGCCGGCGGCGTCGTGCTCGCAGCCGGTGATCAGATCGAAGTCCAGCCAGGCGCTGGCCTCGTCGAGCCACTTCAGCTCGAACTCCTGCGCCCACAGGTCCTCGTCACCGGCGCCGCGGCGCAGCTCCTCGATGTCGCGCGGCAGGCCATCGGCGACGGCCTGGTAGATGTCGGTGACGTGCCGCGACCAGCCGTCGTCGTGGCCGCTCATGAGGTCGTAGAACTTGTTGCCCTTGCCGTTGGGCGTGGAGATCACGCGCAGCTTGAGACCGGGTTTGGAGATCACCGGGAACAGCGCGCGCCAGATCGCGCGGCTGTCCTGGTGGAACGCGAACTCGTCCAGCAGCACGTTGGCGCTGAAACCGCGCGCGGTGTCCGGGTTGGCCGGCAGCGCGGTGATCTTGCTGCCACCCGGCAGCTCCACTTCCAGCGCGCGGGTGTCCGGCGCCCAGCCGTATTCGTAGTCGTTGAAGCCGGCTTGCAGCGCCCGCAAATGCAGCTTCACGCCCTCGTTGATCGCCTCGCGCGCCTGCCGCTCGCCGCGAGACAGGATCACCCAACGCCGACGCTGGCCCAGCGCTTCGGCGCGCACGCAGTCAAGCACCAGCTCCAGCGTGCTGGTGAACGTCTTGCCGCACTGGCGCGCGAACATGGCGATCTTGAAGCGGCTGTCGTCGGCGAGCCAGCGCTGCTGGTAGGCGTACAGCGGGAGCGCGGGCGCGTTCATGCGATGCCGTAGATGTCCTGGGTGATGCTGGCCAGCGTCTCCGGGCTGATTCCCGCCGCGCGGCACTTGGCCTCCACCTGCTGCGCCGCCGCTTCCACCTTCGCCCGCACCTCCGCCTGCCACTTCTTCTGCTGGATGCTGGCGCGGCCGAGGTCGGCGATCGCGCGCCCTACCTTGGCCAGGTCGATCTTGCCGTCGCCGCTGCGCAGCAGCTTGAACAGGCGGTCCTGCACCAGCCGCACAAGCGCGTCGTTCATCGCACCTTCTTCGTCGGGCACCACCGACACCACGGCCTTGGCCTGCTCGTGCGCGATCCTCAGGTCGTGCAAGCGGTCCTCGAACTCCTGCCCGTAGTGGTGCACGGCGGTCTTGCTGACGTCGTAGCCGCGTGCACGCAGCTCGGCGGCCAGCGCCTCGTAGCCGCTGAAGTTCGACTCCACCAGCGCCTTGTCCAGCCAGTCTTTCACCGCCGGCGGCAGGCGCGCGATCTTGCTGCGCGGGGGCATGGGCTCACCGCCTCGGCGGACGGGCGATGCCGGGCAGGCACGGCACCGTGTACTCGACGACGTCGACGCCGTGGTGCGTCAGCTCGGCCGACCAGGTGGACGTGTCGCGGTCGATGATCGTGATCAGCTTGCGGTCCTCGAGATAGTCCAGCTCGCGGCGCAGCTCGTGCGGGGTCACCGGCAGCCGCGCGTCGTCCAGCGCGAGCTGCAGGGTGTCCTCGGTCACGCCGCCGGGGCGGCCCACGTCCAGGATGCGCAGGATGCGCCAGCGCACCTGTTCTCGCAGGGTCTTGCTGAGGTCGATGTCACTCACGGGGTGCCCCTCGATTGCGGTAGGTGATCATGTCGGCCAGGCGGTCCAGCTTGGCGTCGATGGTGCTGGCGAAGCGAATCCAGTCCTCACGGCGCACGTACTCGAGCGGCAGCGAGGCGTGCAGTTTCTCCACTCGATGCACCACGTCGGTAATGCGCCCCGCCGTGGACTCCAGGCTGTTCTCGATCGCTTCCATGCGCTGCGCGTGCGAGCGCTTCTCCTCGTCGCGCAGATCGGACTGCGCCCGGAAACGTTCGTCCATGCGCTTCTCGAACTGCGCCAGCAGCAGGCGCCCGAAGCCGAACACCAGGCCGGTGAAAGCGCCGATGAGGATCAGCACCTCGCGCGCGTTGAGCTGGATCACGGTGCCCACGGGCTTCTCCGGCGGTGGTGGCGGTCGCGGTGCTCGGCGGCGGCCTCGCAGTCGGTGCAGGCCACGGCGTTGGGCACCGCGGCGAGGCGCTGGTGCGAAATCGGCTCGCCACAGTCGATGCAGATGCGCCGGCCGTCGGTGGCGTGCTGCGGCGGCACGCGCGGCTGCTGGCCGCGCGCCACCTGCAGGCGCACCAGCGCGGAGCGCTCGCTGTCGGCCAAGTCGTTGGCCTGGTCGATCACGTCAGCCACGCAGGCCCTCCTGCATCAGCAGGCGGCGCAGCTCGTCGGCGCAGGCGCGCCGTGTGCGCGCCTGCATGCCGGCCAGGCGCCGCTCGATTGGCGCAATCGCATCGCGCGCGGCCTGCTGGTCCAGCGCGTAGGCCTCGCGGTCCCAGCCCTGAGCCAGCCTCTCCAGCGACGCGGTGGCCACGCTGCCGCGGCTCACGGTGCCGTCCCCGGTGCGACGATGGGCGCGCTCAGCCGCGCGGCGTCGGCGCGATCGGCGTTGGCCGCCTGCAGCAGCGCGCGCCACTGTTCGACCCACGCCAGCGCGTCGATGACGCAGACCGCCGGCACACCGCCCAGCACGCAGTGCGCAGGCGGCGGCGCGGGCTCGGCCAGCGGCGTGGTCAGTGCGGCCGGCAGCGGCTTGTAGGCCGGCACCGGCACCGGTACCGGTTCAGGGCGTGCGATGGTCCGCGTGGGGCCACAGGCGGCGAGCCACGGCAGGACATACAGGCAGATCAGCCAGCGGCTGGCAGGATTCATCGGTGGTCTCCTTGCGGATGTCGGCGGCGCGCTGGTTTGCGGCACGCTGCAGGTCGGCGATGCGCTGGTCGCGTGTGGCGACGTCCTGCTCGGCGCGCTGCACCAGACGTTGGTGTTCGTCGATCTGCTGCTGCAGGCGCGTGCGCACGTCGGCAAGGCCGGCGCGCATCGTCTGCAGGCGCGCGGCGAGGTCGGCGGCGTTGGCCCTGGCGGCGGCGAGCGCCTTGGCCTGTTCGGCCACGCCGGCGTCGTGGCCGCGGCGATGGCCGAGCAGATAGCCCGACGTCCAGCAGGCGACCGCGCAGAGCAGGATGCCGGCGACGGCGATCAGCATGGGCTTAGCCACGGCACGCCACCGCACCGGGCCAGCCGGCGTCCTCGTAGCGAGGTTGCAGCGTCAGCAGGATGCGGGACGGATAGGCGCGGTTCTCCGCCCGCGCCCAGTCCGCGCGCTGGGTTTGGCGCTCGACCTGACCCCACCAGCGCGAGGGGTCGCACGCAATCTCGCGTCGGCACAGGGCGCGGTCGCGCGTCAGCCAACCGCTGCCACCGTTGTAGGCGGAGAGCGTCATCGCCCAGCGGTCGCAGTCCGTCGCCGTGTCGGCGAGGTTCGACCACAGGCGTCGGTCGTAGCGCACCAGCGCGCGGATCGCCCAGCGAGGATTGACCGCATCGGCCGGCCCCAACTCGGGGTACCAGCGCGCCATGTCGCGCGCGGTGGCCGCGGTGAACTGCGCCATGCCGGCGGCATAGGCGCTGCGCGCGGAAGCGTCCCAGTGCGATTCCTGGTGGATCTGCGCGCCGAACAGCGACGCCGGCGCCGACACGCCCCACACGGCGCGCGCCTCCCGAATCACCGTCGGCTGCCAGACGCGCGCGGCGCTGGGCAGTTCGCCGCCGTGCGCCGCGCCGGCGCCGGCGATCAGCCCCCACAGCAGCACGATGGCGCCGAGCAGGGCGCGGTACGGTGCCGTCGGCTGTTTTGCCGCGCGCGCGGAGCACGCCGGCCACAGCAGCATCCAGAAGCCGGCGATCGCGAGCAGATTGCCGAGCCAGCCGCTCACAGCCCCAGCCCCACGGCCAGCATGGCGCCCAACATCACCAGCGCGCGGCCCACGGTGAGCGCGGCCGACACCACCGGCACCTCGCGCATCGGCTCCGGCACGGCGTGGATCAGCGTAACCTTGCTGAGCTGGTAGCCCACCAGCGCCGCCAGCACCTGCTGGCCGAACTTCAGCAGCAGCACGCCCAACTGCGCAGGCGCGACGATGGCGATGGCGAGCAGCAGCGCGGCGGCGACGATCCACCAGCGCCAGGTGCGGGTCGGAGAGAAAGGCATCGCGGCGTCCTCGTGGGCGGCGCCGCGCGGCGGCACCGGAAAGGTGCCGTCAAAGGTCGTTTAGATGGGGGGCGGGCTGCGTTTCAGCCCGATGTAAGAAGCCCCGCGCGGGGCGGGGCTTGGGTGCTTCACAGCATGCCGTTGTCGCGTAGCCCTTGAATCACCTTGTAGGCTTCAATATGGCTCGCCTGTTTCTCTTTCATGGTACGCAGGGTCGCGTACATCGACAGCACGGCGGCGCAGTCATGTCCTGCCTTACCGTCCCCGAGAATGCCGTTGACAACGTCCAGAAGATCGTAGCGGCTGACGTTCAAATTCTGCTTCTTGAGCAGGTTGTGCGTGAAGGCAATCATGTCGCCGAGGTGAGCAACTTCATCATCGACTTCATTGTTCGGCTTACACAGTGCCGCTGCGCGCGCCAGCATATTGGTGGCTTTGGAAGCTGGCATCCCGGCGGGGAATCCGTCGCGGGCATCCAATATGGCCAGCTTTTTGACAACATCCCCTGCCGTCTCCGCAGCATTGGCCCAGGCAGGCACCAGCGCCATGATGATGAACATCAGTCCCGAACAACATCTCATCACGTTGATCCCCCTGTCTCATCCTGAAACCCAAACAAATCCGGCTCCTGTCGCCGGGCCAACTCGCGCTGCCGCGCGATGATCTCGTACACGGTCTGCACGGCCAGCCGGTACTTCCGGGCCAGCGCCGGCGGTAGCAGGCCGCCGTAGCGCCAGTCGTGGAAGAGCTGCGCGTCGCGAATCGCCTGGTGCAGCACCGCGCCGCGCGGAAGGTAGCACACGCTGCCGCCCACGGTGTCGCACAGGGTCAGCACCACCGCCGGCGCCAGCCGCTGCGCCTGCTCGGTGCCCAGCGGCTCCGTCAGCGCGTGGGTCACCGCGTCCAGCATGTCGCGCAGCGTGCCTTCCCAGCGGTGCGTGCGCGGCACCTGCAGGTGCTCCAGCGCCTTGGCCGGATCGAGCTGGTCGGCGCCGCCGAACAGGTCCTCGCTCATGCCGCACCTCCGTAGCGCCGCTTGGCGTCGGCCACGCGCCTGGCGTACTCCGCCTTGTCGAGCGCGCCGTACTCGAGCTGGCTGGCCAGGTAGCGCAGTTCGTTGGTGAGCGCATCCTCCTGCACCACGGGCGCCGGGGCGGCCGGTCGCCGGCCTTCGCGCAGCGCCTGCTCGCGCGCGCTCGGCGGCGGCTTCGGCCGCGTCCGCCATCCCGAAAACGATCTGTCGCAAGTAGTTGTGATTGGCGAGCGGCAGCACCAGGCGATCGCGCTGCATCAGCATCTGCTCGATGCCGGCCGCCCACAGCTCGGCAGCGGCCGGGCGGCGCACGCCGGCGCGTTCGTCGCGGCAGACGGTGCCGGCGTCGGCCAGGTCGGCCAGTTCGGCCAGCAGCCGCACCGCGCGCGCGAGGCGCAGCGAGGTCTTGGCCGGCTTGAACAGGTGCAGGTACTGCAGCGCCGCGCGCCCGAGCACCGGCTCCATACCGGCCAGCACCGCGCCGAGGCGCTTGGCGTCGCCTTCGACCAGGCCGGCTTCCGCCGGAAAGTCGGTGCCGCAGCTCGGGCAGGTGATGCGGACGGACATCGCTCAGCCCTGCGCGTCCAGGTACTGCAGCACCAGCCGCAGCGACGGCCGGTGCCGGCGCCAGTTCGGCCGCAACGGGCGCAGCAGCTCGACCACGCGCTCGGGCGGCCAGCCCAGCGCCTTGAGGCGGGCATCGACGGCGGTGTTGAGGTCGCGCTTTTCCTGCTCCACGTGCAGTGCGGCGATGATGGCGCGCAGTTGATCGGGTTGGCGCACCCACGCCACGCGGGCGATGCCGTGCTGCTGCCGGGCGATGGCGTCGGCGTAGCTCCACGGCAGCTTCATGTCGGCGAGCTGCGCCTCGATCTTGGTGATCAGGTCCGGCATGGCCCGGCTGTCGGCGTTGTGCGGCCGGCCGGGATATGCCGCGGGCTTGATGCGGCCGGCGCGCGGTCGCGCGGCGCCGAGGCGGCGCAGCTCGTCGAGCACGGCGCGGCGCTGCGCCGCGTCCAGCGCCGCGCTGCTGCGAACGCTCCGGCCGTGCGCGGCCGACACGCGCGCCAGCAGGTCGCGGTAGGCGTCGTCGTCCATGCCGAGCTGCTGCCGCGCGACGTGGATGGCGGCGAGCTGGCGCCGGCGGCGCGCCGCGCGCGGATCGGCGGCCGGCTGCATCATGCGGCCTCCGTCGGCCGCGGTGCCGGCTCTGGCACCGGCGCCCAGGCGTAGACGCCGCGGCACGGCGTTTCCGTGCCGCTGAACACGAACTCGTCCGGCCTGAGCGCGCGCCGCCACGCCATGAAAGTCTGCGGCATGTCCTCGCCCGGCAGCAGCGCGCTGACCAGCACGTCCTCGGTGGGCGCGGGCGCGGTGGCGGTGATCGGCTTCCAATCCATCTTCAGACTCCCGTGGTGGCCGCTTCGCGGGCGAAGTCGGCGGTGGCTTCGGACAGCGTGCCCAGCCATTCCCGCGTGCCGTCGGCGTGCAGCACGCACCAGCGCGCGCCGCCGCCGAGCGCGCGCGCCAGCGGCGGCAGCGCCGCCAGCACGGCCTCGCGCTGGCTCGCATCGAATTCGACCACGCGGCGCCAGGCGCCACTCTCATTCACCTGCAGTTGCACGTCACACCCCCGCGATGTCCAGGCTGATGGGTTGGTACTGGCCGGCGTCGTCGCGCTCGTACAGGCGGACATAGCTCTTGGAGCCCACCACCTGCACGGCGTCGCCGATGGCCTGCATGGCGCGCTGCCAGCGCGCGTCGGCGATGTCGAGCCGGCGCAGCGCCAGCACGTTGCCGGTGCGGATGTTGCCGGCGGCGTCGACGCGAAAGGCGTCCTGCACCAGCGTGACGATCTCGGGGCGCGCGCCCTCGGTCCAGTCGCGCAGGCAGGTGTCGATCAGCGCCTTGGCCGCCTGCAGGCGCTCGTCGAACTGGATGTGTTCGGCGATCGCGCGCACCACCTTGTAGCGACCGTCGAAGCTGAGCAGCGTGACGTTGCCCTTGCGGCCGCCGAGGTGCACGCCGTACTGCTCGGCCGACAGCGCCACGAACGCGTCGATGTCGGCGAAGGCCTGGCGCTTGTAGTCGGCCAGCTTGGCCTGCACGGCGCGGCCCTTGGCGACCAGCTCGGCGACCAGCGCGTCGCGCGCCTGGTCGATGGGCTTGATCTGGCTTTCATGCACCAGCCGGCCCTGGGCGTCCTGCCGGTAGCCGGCGGGGATGTCAGTGGTGGTGGGCGACTTGGACACGGGCTTCTCCGGGGCATGCCTTGGCGATGGCGTCGTAGGCGAGGCCGGCCAGATACTGGCTGGCCGGCGGCTGTCCTCTCAGCACGGGCGGCGTGCTGAAGGTCATCGTCATGTTCACGGTGTCGCTGCCCTCGACCGATTCGATGACGATCGTGACGCGGTGGGTCTTCGGGGCCTCGCTCACTGCGGCGCTCCGATCAGCGAGAACGTGGCACCGTGCAGGGCCCTGGTGGCCTGAGTGAGCTGCAGGATCACCGGCGGCGGCAGCGGAATGCGCACCGCGCGTTCCAGTGTCTCGTCAGCCATCGCGCCGGTGGTGCGCAGGAACTGCAGCAACTCGGCGAGCGGCGACGCCTTCGCCTCCTCGCTCGTGGCGGGCGCGGTCGGCGCCGCGGCGGCAGGCGCCTTCGCCTGGCGATCGCCGCGATGGGGACGGCGGCCGCGCGGTGCCGGCACATAGCCGGGCTCGAACGCGTACGTCGCCTTGCCGTCGACGATCTCGACGCGCACTTCGCCGCGCTGCTTGGCGGCGTACATCTGCTTGCGGATCGTTTCGACATCGAGGCCCGTGGCGTCGGCCAGCTCGGCGGTGGTCATGCCGGTGCCGGAGGCGCGCAGCGCTTCGCGGATTTTGTCGGCGTCGGTGGACATGTTCATTCCTTGGTGGAGGCCGCGTCGGCCGCGGCGTGGTGGATGTCGGACAGCGTGTCGCGGAAGCGCTCGCCGACGCACGGCGGCGGTTCGTCGTCCGGATCGCGCTCCCACGGCCACAGGGGGCGTGTATGCGGATGCTCGTCGTAGACGCTGCCCGCCTTGTCGTTCCATTCCTGCCGGCGCTCGCGCGGCTCGCGCCAGCCCAGCCGGTCGTCGCGCGCGGGATCGATGACGATGCTCATGACGAGGCTCCACGTCGATGCGGACACGTCGGACACGCCTGCGCCAGCGCCACTCGCAGCGGGTTGGTGGCGGCGAAACCGCGGCGCTGGTATTCGAGGCAGCGGTGGCGCGGCAGCTCGCCGATCACCGGGCAGTTCACGGTGAGCCCCATCAGGGCGCCCTCGACGGCCTTGCGCACGCTGCGCAGATCGCCCGTGTAGGTGCCTTTCAGCACCTGGTTGACCACGGCGGCCGAGTAATCGATGCGCCGGCCCACCGCGGCCTGCGAGCTGGCGGCGCAGGCTTCGCGCAGCACGGTCAGCCAGTCTTCGTCTTGGCTCACAGCGGGTACTCCTTGTCGGTGTTGAGGTCCCACACGGTGCGGCCGCGGTGGATTACCGACGGGCCGTGCGGGCCGCTGTCGCGGATCAGGTGGTAGCGCGACGGCTCGTGGCGCGCGCCGTCGGCGTGCACCACGCGCAGGAAGCCGGCGCGGCGCAGCAGGCTGAGGTAGGCCTGCACCGTGCGGCGTTCCTCGACCTCGCAGGCGGCCATCAGCTCGCGCACGGTGAACTGGCGCATGATGCGCATCGCCTGCCACAGCCGCTGGCGGCGCTTCTTCCTGGCGCGCTGGCGCAGCGTGAAGTAGCGCGTCTTCGGCAGCATGGTCAGGCGGCCTTGGCCGGACGACGCGGCGCGTCGCCGAAGAAGAAGTTCGTGCCCGCCGGCCAGTCGGCCAGCCCGATGCGCTTCTGCCCCTTGGCCTTGGCGCGCGCCTCGATGTGCGAGAGGCCCACCACGGCGAGACGCATGGAGCCGTGCGTGGCCTCGTGCAGCGCGCCCAGCAGCGCGTCGTCGATCTCCACCTCGGCCAGGTGCTGCGCCAGCAGGCGCACGTCCTCGCGCGTCGCGGGCTGGAACTCCACCCATTGCGCGATGCGCCCGGTGAGCTGCTGGCGCGCCTTGATCTTGCGCTGGATGCCGGCCATGCCGATCAGCACCACCGGCACGGTGGCGAGGTCGTGGATGTCGCGCAGGGTTTCGACCAGCGCTGCGCGGTTGACCAGGTAATCGGCTTCGTCGACGAACAGCGGCCGCCCGGTCTCGGCCAGGCGCTGCACGATGGCCTCGACCGTCTCGACGTTGCTCGGGCGCGGGTCCAGGTCCAGCTCGCGCGCGATGGTGCGCAGCAGGCTGCTCGGCGTGGTGGTGCTGAGCGCGCGCACGTAGACGCCGTTGTTGCGCGTGATCAGCCAGGTCACCGCCGTGGTCTTGCCGAGCCCGGTGTCGCCGTGGATCAGGCCCATGCCGGGCATGCCGGCGGCGCGGTCCAGCAGGGCTTCGCTGGCGGCCGACAGGCGCGCCACGTTGCTGACGGGTACGATCTTGGTACGCATCACAGTTCCCCTCGATGGGCGCCGCTCGGGCGCAGGTGGTCGTAAGCGGTGCCGAGGCCGAACGCCTCGCCGCCGAAGTCCTCGAACACCATCCACCGCCCGCTGAATTCGGGCGTGCCGCGGTAGCTCTTGAGCCAGCGCGCGTTGATCTCGTCGATGGCATCGCCCTGCGCGAGCAGGCGGATGGCGCGGCGGAAGCGGTCTTCCTCGTTTTCGTCCTGCTGCTGCACCTCGCGGTTCATGCGGTGCACCAGGTCGATGTCGGCCTGGGTGACAGGCCGCTGGTCGTGCGGCAGGTCGGCGGCGTCGAGCGCGGCCGCCGCGGCGCCGGCCTGCTCGATGGCGGGCGTGAGGTGCGCGACGGTCGGCGCCGGCAGCACGGACAGCGCCTTGGCGGCGCGCTCGCGCGCCTCGAGGATCTCGAAGGCGATCTCGCGCGTCTTGGCCTTGCGGCCCAGCGCTTTGAGTTCCTTGCGGCGTTCCGCGATCTCGCGCTGCTGCCGCGCCTTGGCTTCGATGGCGATTTCACGGCGCGAGGTGCCCAGCACTTCGGGACACTCCGCCACACAGACGAAGGTGTCGTCGTGGTAGACCACGACGCGGCCGAGGTCGGCTTCGTCGTACAGCACGCGCACCTGCTGGCCCACGAGTGCACCCAGTTCCGGCGCCGCGTAATACAGGCCGCCGTCGCGGATGCCTTTCTTGCCGACGGTGCGCAACCCCTGGTCGCCGGGGGCCTCGGCCATCAGCAGGTCGAGCGCGCGCATGTCTTCCACGCGGCGCACTTCCACGCCGGCGCTGGCCACGCGCTCGAACACCGTCATGCCGCCCAGGCCGTGGCGCGGTTCGTGCGCGTACAGGTCGCGGCACCAGCGGTCGCAGAACGCCTGCAGCTCGGCGGCGGTGAGGCGGATTTCCACCGTCTCGTTCTTCTTGAACAGGCGCTCGGCGAAGCTTTTGCTGGCGCGCAGCGCCTGCGCTTCGGCGACGTTGTGGCCGATATAGCCCGGCAGCAGCTCCAGCAGGTCGTGCGAGAAGGTGCGGAAAAGACGCTCGATATGAGGCTTTTCCCAGGGGCTGAACGGCGCCGACAGGTGCACGTCCACGCCCAGCCCCGCGAAGGTGCGCTGCACGCGCTCGCTGACGTAGTCCTGGCCGTTGTCGAGCTTGGCGCGTTCGGGCACGCCCCAGTCGAGCAGCGCGCGGCGCAAGGCACGGCATACGCCCTCCGCGCTGCTTGTCTTGTGCACCTGCAACAGCGCGCGGCGCGACCACACGTCGATGATGCCGATGATGGTGTGCCGCCCGTCCAGCAGCATCACGTCGCCTGGCGTCGAGTCGAACTCCCAGCGCGCGTTGAGGTGCGTCGCGTCCTCGCTGGCATTGCCGAGGCCGAGCATGTAGCGGTTCTTCCACGCATCGGGGTCGGCCAGCGCGGTGAACACCTGGCCGTTCTTCGCCTTCCACGTGGTCAGCCAGCGCTGCACGCTGCGCACGGTAGGCAGCGCGATGTCGGCGTCGCCGAAACGCGCGTGGATCGCACGATGCAACTGCTTGCCGCCGATGTGCGGCGTGCTGGCGATCATGCCGAGCACGAACTCCAGCAGCGTGGGGTTGCTTTCGATCAGGCCGCTGCCGGCGCGGTTGCCGTAGTCGCCCGCCAGCGCCGCGGCGCCTCGCGTCCTGAGCGCCCGGCGCCAGCGCCGCAGGCTGGACGGCGACACGTCCTCGCCGATCGCCGCGCGCGTCTTGGCGTCGCCGATCTCGCCGGCGGCGTAGGCCGCGCAGAAGGCTTCCATCGCCTGGGTGATGCCGACGCGCTGGTGCGCGGCGAAGCTGTTCAGGCGCACCAGCAGATCCAGCCGCGCGTTCATGCGCGCGGCGGCGCGTCCGGTCAGGCCGGCGGCGGCGGCCATGCCGGCCTGCATCGCGCGCTGCGAGGCCGCTTCGTCCACTGCGGCGGCGACGGCGAGGCGGCGGCCGGCGATTTCGCCGGCCTGATAGGCCGGGCTCGCCTGCACGGCCTGCGCGGCGGCGATGGCGTCGGCGTGGCGCAGGGCGCGCTGCACGTCGTCCGGCAGGTCGGCCAGGGCGTACAGCCGGCGGCGGCCGCCGCGGACGGATTGCTCGGTGAAAGGCCACTGCTCGCGTGTGGCGCGCAGTTCGGCAGCGCGCTTCGTGATTCGTAGCGCGTGCGCGATGCGCTGCACGTCGTACGTCTGCACGGGTGCCTGCGCCGAGCCGTCAGCCATGGCGCCGCTCCGATGCAGGACGACCCGCCGCGGCGCCTGCCGCGCCCAGGGGGGAGGCGCAGCCCGGCAGCCGCGACGGGTCGAAAAGGCGGGGGCTGCTACCCTGCGCGGCGGCGCTGCCAACGCCACCTACCGCAACAGGGAGAGTCCCCATGAACGAACCGAAGCCAGCAGACGCGAAGGCGCTTGCGCTGACGTACGGGTATACGGCGCTGATCAAGACGTTGAACGAAGTCGGTGCCATCGACATGGATCGCCTCTTCAGCAACCTGGCCGGCGCGCAAGCTGCTGCCAGACGCGTTGGAGAAGTCGACGCAGCCGACTTGCTTGGCTCGCTGGCCGAAAGCCTGCAAGGCATCGGGTAGCCCAACCGGCCGGGGGCGTGTGGTCGGTCCAGTAGTCCATCACCGCCCCCTCCTCAACTGGTCCTTGATCGCGCGCTCCTGCTGCGCCAGCTCTTCCTTCATGCGCTCCACGCGGCCCAGCTCGGCCGCGAGCGCGTCGCGGCCGACCAGCAGCCGGCCGCCGCGGATGCTCGCCAGCCAGTTGGAGTAGACGTAGCTGCCGGCGGCCACCTCGATCACCGGCATGATGAACGCCGGCGCGTTGTAGTCCTCGCGGGACTCCGCGCAGTAGCTGTCCAGCATGTACTTGGTGACCTCGCGGCCGGTCAGTTCGCTGACCTTCGCCGCAATGGCGAAGCGGCTTTGCCCGCTCTCCTCGAGCATGGTCGAGAGCAGACCGCACACCGTGGTGCGGTAGTCCATCGACCCGGGCAGCGGCGCCGCCGGACGCGGCACCTCGAACAGGTCGGGCGTCACGTAGTCGCGACGTGTCATCACAGCACCCCCTGCGATCGGCTCCAGAGAATGGCCAGCGCCGCGAGGCCGATCAGCAGCAGCACGGCGTTTTCGGCGCGGCGGCTCATGCGGCGTACACCTTGGCCAGCCAGGTGCGCACGGCCTCCGCTTCCAACGGATCGAGCGCGAACTCGGCACCGCCGCAGAGCAGCGTGCAGGCGGCCTCGTTCAGCAGCGCCCGATCGCCTTTCAGGGCGCCGGTGAAGGCGTGGGCGACGATGCGTTCCGCGCGCGGCCACAGGCCGCTGAAGCAGGTGACCACGACCCCGATGGGGCGCAGCACGCCCCGTCCCCGCTGCCCGGACACCATGCCCAGGCTGAGCAGCCGGTCGCGCGTCGTGCTGCACAGGTCCAGCGGCGGCACGCGGCCGTCGACCCCCTCGACGCCACTCAC